ACTCCTCTCCAAGCGACTGTGAGACATGCTCGAGGATCGGGGTATAGGCAGGATGCCGCTTGAAGGGCGTGGGGAGCGCTGTGATCGTGCGAAGATAGGACTGGTACTGCGTATACATTCTTGTAGAAGGGACGGGGCGTTCTATAAAATGACAACGATCCAGCTGAAGGGCGGTCTCGGGAATCAACTCTTTCAGATTGCCGCCGCTGAGACGATTGCCCGCGGGTCTGGGAAACAGCTTGTCCTTCCTCCATGCCCGCCCACACATCATTCGTCCCAAGACTACTTTACGACGATCCTCGCAGACTTCGCGCAGTCCCAAGGCGATTGCTCGTCGGCCGAGGTCAAGCTGGACGGGTACTTTCAAACGTACAGGATGATCGGTCCGACCTTTCGGGACCGACTTGTCTGTCCACCGGACATCCCCAGCCTCCCTGGGGCATTCCTTCACATTCGGGGCGGAGACTACGTTGGCCATTGGCTCCATGACGTTGGGCTCTCGACGTATTATATGCGAGCCGTCCAGCAGTTTCCGGTTGGGACTCACTTCTATGTCTTGACAAACGATGTCTCCTATGCAAAAACGATTCCGGTTCTGCAGACGATCTCGTATACGTTCGTAGAGGAACCGGATGAGGTTCGGGCGCTCTGGACACTCGCTCGGTGTCGCGACGGCGGAATCTGCGCCAATTCGACCTTTTCATGGTGGGGCGCCTATCTGAACCCAGACCGAACGATCGTTCTCCCGTCGAAGTGGTTCAACGATCCCTCGATGCCAATTGAGGGGTATTTCTTCCCACGCAGCCTCACAGTTCCAGTGTAGGCAGGCTAGGCTTCTCCTCGGGGCGTGTCCCGTTCGTCCTGTGCTGGACAACCTCATCCCAGAAGGCTTGGAGCTGCGGAAGATGATCTGAGAGCCAGTTCGGGTCCTTGGGTACAAAGTCCTTCTTGACAGACTGAAGGACCCAGTAGATCATCTGGTAGTCCTCGCCATGGGTCTCAAGATCGTAGACAACCTTCCCATCCTCGTAGACAGCGAAGACTCCCTTGCGCTTGTCGGACTTTGACCACTCCGTGTAGTTCACCTGCTTGAAGCGGAACTCAACATATTCGCACTCATCAATCCCCGTGCACTCCATTTGCATCTGCATCTGGTGCACGTAGCCAATCGGGATTTCCGGCTTCTCGACGCGACTCATCGGACACTTGAACTCAACCAGACGTCCATAGCGCTTCGGGTCATCGTCCATCGGAATGATCAGTCCATCCGGTGAGGCTCCGAGAAAGGGATACCGCGGATGCTGGGCGCAAGAGACATCGAGAATCGTGCACCGCGTGGTCTCTTCGTAGATCTTCTTTGCGACAGGCTCAAACCGAGTTCCCCACAGCAGCGCCGGAATCGGGTTGGACACCGCCGAGTCCCCCGTCGACGGAGGCTCGAGCTTCCGGAGCATGACCTCCTTCCGCCCTTCGGTGGACCCGAAGACCTTGTAGACCTCGGAGGCGGTAATCATTTCGCCTCGCTTCGCGTGCCATTGTGTGGTTCGCTGATCATTCTGCCCGTAAAGACGGAGAACACGTTCAAAGGCACGATCGCGGAGCCAGAGGCGACCGACGTCTCCGAGCATGAGGGAGTCAACGATGGGGGTAACATGACGTTTGAGTGCGGAGTAGGAGAGTCCCGGTTGTAGAGTACGGCAATAGCGTATGAACTGGCGGACACGAGTCCCGAGATGAGTACAGGGACGATTTTCAAGGAGCCACTGAGAGAGGACATCCTCCATTACTCCTTTGTCTCGTCATTCTGCGAAGGTTCGTTTTCCGGAGGGTGGAGGAGCGCCTGGAACTCCTCCTCGGTGATCCGAGGGATGACAATCTCCTCCTGCTCGGGAATCTCAACGCCATCGAGAAGTTTGGTCTCCGTTGTCATGTCCGACCACATCTGCTGCACAATGGACTCGAGCTCAGACTCGTGTGCATCAATGAGTGTGAGGTCAGCTCCAACCTCGGGGACCATCGCGAGAGGATCAACGGAGATCTCCACAGTCCAGAAGTCGTCCGGAAGTTTTGGCTCGCTCATTATACACACGAAGCCATTTTCTATGAAAGCCCCGAACTCACACATGGAGACGATCACCTCGAAAGAAGACATGGTTCTGCGGCGTCTGTCCACCTTCTATTCGGATGCAGGACGTCTATCTCGGATCCAACCGATTCTCACCGGCGAGTCCAAGATCAGCCTGCGCCTTCTCGACTGGCTTGTGACCAATTATGCGAAGAAGCACAACATTGCCTACCTGACGTCCGAGGGCCGCGACGTGAACATCTACCTGCGGTACAAGGCTAACCTGCGCGCGTACTCAAAAAAGATGTTCGATCCCTTCTGTCGCTGGAAGAAGATCACGTTCCTCGGACTCAACACGACCGTCGGACAGCTGAACTTTTTCCACTGGGTCCTCGAAGATGAGGTCTTGGAGTATCTCGAGGACAATTATGATGCGGTGCAGGCGGACATGGATTCTTGCTCGACAACCCTCCAGCCGAAGGAGGGAGACCGCCGGAAGCGTCACGAGCTCTCTCGGTCTGCCACCAAAGCGATTTGCCTCTCGGCGTTCACGCTGTCGGTAAAGTTTGACTAGCAAGAGTAATGTATTCCATCCTCGCCCCCGAGTTTGTGTACACGGACATCTCCCCCGATATTACGGAGAACGATATTGATGTCGTTTCTGATCTCTGGGTCATGGACGGTCGGGAGGTCTATCGCGGAGGACGGGACCCGCGGTATACCCACGCGAATGTGTATTGGCTCTACGATCAGGATCTTCAGCGCGTGGGATGCTCCGAACATGCCCGCGACAATCCGGGAGACGTTCGGCTCTTGTGGTTTCAGGAAGACGAGTTCGGAACTCTTCTGCAAGAAGACGGCTGGACAACAGATGGAGATCTCTGGAGCCGACTGCCCAAGGCTCCCTTTGAGCGGTTCCTGAATGAGGGGTGGACGACGATCGAGAGCTTCCTCGAGCAGTGTCTCCACGGCCCCCTTCGCATTCTGACCCCCGAGATGATCATCCAGCGCCCGACGGTGTACACCTGTGTCAAATGCGGAAAACGGTCCCTTCGGCCGTCTCCCTTCTGCACGAACGTTGAGGCCCCGCTGGATCTGCCTCAATTGGAAAAGGTGTTGTTTGTTGATTCCGACTTCATCCTTCATACTCCGCCCCCTGACTCTGAGATCTTTACACGGCTGCGGCTACGTTCCGGCGGCGATTCGCAGCAGGCTTCGCAGGCTCAGGAGCCGGTGCCGGTGCAGGAGCCGGTGCAGGAGCAGGTGCCTCAGCAGTCTCCTCCTCGTCAATCTGAGTCGGAGGAGCATTCGTCTCCTCCTCAATCTCATCCGCGAACACCTGAGCCGCCGTCAGACGCTGGGGAGGAGCAACCCGAGCATGCGTGATGCGCCAGGTGACACCGAAGCCCTGTCCGGAGACATAGACACTCGGCGTGACGACGATAGAGGCCTCAACTCGCTTGGGGAAGACCGAGGAGATGTTCTCGAGATCGACTGCGATCGGCTTGCCAGTGCTGTCGGCGACATCCATGCTGACGACGCCGTCGTAGACCGGGACCTTCATGCGGAAGCTCGGAGGATACTTGCCAGACGGAACCCACTCGCCGTTGACACGCTCGACGCTGGGGCTGAGGAACTGCTTCATGATGTCAGTCAGGACCTCGCGGGTGCGAGACTTGCCGAACCACTTGGCGCTGTTCGCCGTGCCGACGTCGAGGAGCTTCTCCTGCATGTCGAGGAGGAAGTTGTAGAGGACGCCGTACTCGCCAGCGCTGGCGTCAGCACGCTCCTTCGCGTAGGTGTCGCAGCCCTTGAGGGTCAGCGCCATCTGGTAGGTGTTGCCATTCTCAGTCTCGCGGATGTTGATGCCCATGGGGTACATCGACTTGGGGATGCGGATCTGAAGGCTCTGTCCATTGTACTTGATCGGAACAGTCTTGCCACCCGCCTTGTTCATGCGGATATCGCCGAAGGAGACCTTGGAGGCATCAAGAGTGGACGCA